GAGAGTGTTTGATTCGATCAAGTCTGTGTGTTGTTGCTGTACTTGTGGATATCTGCGAGTACCGAACGCACCATACCTCTTACCGGGTTCACCATGAAGAATCCATGAATCGCACCAGAAGTATTCTAGATTTGTCACATCGAATGTGTTTGGAACACCACCCGGTGCATCCCAATTGACTGGGGTGTGGTTCTGTCCAAGGTACATCCAGCGTTGGTGTGGGTTGGATTGAATGCAATCCCAATACTCGCCCGGTGTAGGGCAGGCGATGTTGGTGTACTGCTCCCAATACTCGATGCACTCAGGGCAGTTCTCAAGGAACGGGTAGAACGCATCGTTGCGGTTCTTGAATACATCACCATCAACTGTCCACGCAAACGCACGAGTAGGAATCTCACTGCCACGAGTGGACCCAATCATATACGGGGGACGCGAACTACCATCAGGTTGAGAGAACTCGGGGTCAAATCCAGTTTGAATATAAACATCAAAGGTTCGACCAAAGGGTGTGAGTCTACCAAGATCATCGACCCACATTTCAACTACGTCAGGGTCGGATGGTTTCTCAGCACCATTATTTACTAGGGAAAGAGCGGAAAGAACAATACATTGAATTAGTGTCATTAGACCTCCTATGACACAAGTATGTAGACATAAAAAATCACAAGGATTCTAATTCAAAGTGAGAATATGAGAAAGTTGCCTCAGTCAAGATGCCTTCTTGGTCTGTGATCGCACTGTTGAATTCAAATCCGCCCAATGAAGTGGGGAACAGATTGTAGAACTTGAACTGAAACTGTGGTTTCATTGCACTGTTCAGAACCATGCAACTTGCAAACCCATACTGCTTTTCAATCTCTTCTACATCATCGTAGTCAGAAACAGTCTGTAGGGTATTCATCCAGTTATACAATTCGAAGTACGTCTGCAAGTCTTCGTCTAGAAGAAACTGCACACTCAGTTCATCAAATGTAATGTTTTTGCCTGGTCGTTTGATCGGGACGAATCTAGTTGGTTGTTCGACACTACTGTATTGGTAAGGTGGGATCGAAACGGATTGAACGAAGTATGTGAACTTCGGAATGCGAGGCATTTGAAAGAAGAATCGATCTTGGAGAAGGAAGTTCTCATTGTCTGGTTGCCTACTAAGAGCGCCTTGACCCGCAAGATTCGCGAGACCAGACAACTGAGCATCATTATCACTGATTGAGTTCTTAGCCATTTGCATTCCTCCGATGTATGTAGGTAAAAAAACAGGGAGAGGTTTTATCCCCTCCCTGTATTCTTTACTTTGTCAGTTTAGAAACTGAAGGTGATCTGTGATCTAACAAGGTACTGACCATCATCAGAACCAGTTGACCAACCAGTATCATTTACGTCCCACGATGCACCAACACCTTCGAAGGAATAACCCACTGAGTTAGTCCAGCGAACATTGCTACAAAAGTCGTAGTTGACACCAACAGTGGCAATGTTCAGAACTTCCGAGTCGATATCACCGTACTCGTACATACCAAACATTTGACATCTTGCTGCAACTTGAAGTCCTACTTGACTCACAACACCCCAACCATCAGAAACACCATCACGACTAACGTAACCTACGCTACCAGTGATATCATCGCTGAGGTCGAAAGCAGCATCAAAGGTGTATGAAGTAACACCCTCATCAGCGACTTCGTTGTATGCGATGGCGGCACCGAGATCTACCCAGTCAAATCCACCATATGCAATACGACCAACATAACCGTAGGCATCCTGTGTGGTGACTTCAGTATTGTTGGAGTTGAATCCATCGGTGTAAGCACCATACACAGTGAAGTCTCCGAAACTCTCAGAGAGTTCCACGCCCTGTGAGCGACCCTGACCAAAGGTATAAGAGACGATTGAGTAATCACCAATTAGAGTGTCTGGGGTCGAAACATTGACTTCGGACATAAAGGCAGTCTTGAACTGACCGACCTTGAGGGTTCCGAATTCAAAGTCGTTGCTAATAAAAGCATCACGAAGTCGGAAATCGCTGTTGGAGCCAACTTCAGCGGAGACCTTATAGTTTGCACCATAGATCAGGCCTTCAACACCGAGGACTGCCTTGCGAACGTCGAATCCTTGACGAACATCCAATTCACCGCCACCATTGTATAGGTAACGGAACTGTGCAAAACCAGTGGGTTTGTAGGTGAAATCACCTTCTTCTGCACCAAAAGCGGTGCTTGCGATTGCAAGAGCAATCATTGAGTTTACGAATCTTTTCATCATGTCGAATTTCCTTTCATGTAACATGGTAAAGTATTATGTAGGTAAAGAAACAGGGAGAGGTTTTACCCTCTCCCTGCTCATTTCTTTTCCAGTATCAGTTAGTTACTGATCAGGCTTCCGACCCGTGGATGTTATCCACACGGAAGATTCTGTAGTACTGATTGGACCGCGATGCGGCAGCAGTACTAGGATCGGCAGTCGCGACGAATGGGTTGTTCACCAATCCGTAACGAGTCTTGAATCCGATCTTGGGCTGGAAGGTGTTCTCACCAACGGCACGCACCATTTGGAGCGGGACGTATGGGCAGTAGAACATACCAGCATCGTAAGGCGAGGTGCCTCGGTAACCGACACAGCAGAAGTCTCCACCAGTCTGGACATAAGGATCAACGAAGACCTTCATGCGACCGTTGAGAGTACCGACAAAGGTGTTGCCAGTATCATCAACATCACCGATCTGGTTAGTTCCACCAGAAAGGCTAAGGTGACCACTCATAGCGAGGGCAGAAGCGACATCTGACGAGCAGAGGACGAAGTTACCCTTACCACGACGGGTTTCCTTAGCGATGACGTTGGCTTCACGTTCGATTTGGAACATGAGACCACGGAAACGCTCTGCGGACCAACGACCATCGGAATCTTGATCGAGATCATAGATACCACCGTTGTTGGCAGCAGCGGCAGGGTTGGTGGTGCCGAGTTGACCACGTTGACCATTGCTGATTCCGCCACCCTTGTAGAACAGGTCGTTCTGCTGGGCACCCAACTTCGCGTTAGCGTAGATGGTACGAACCACTTCACGGTTGATCTCGGCGAGAATCTCAGTGGAGAGAATGTTCGCGAGTTCAGTCTCAGCATCTAGACCGTGAACAGCCTTGAGATCCTGAGCGAGTTCAGTGGTGTACTCAGCCTTGAGGGCACGAGTCTTCGCAGTGACCGAGGTACGGTCGATGTTGAATGCCATCTCGTTGAAGGCATCAGTGGCAACTCCACCGAGTGCTTCTGCTTCGGCAGTCGAGAAACCATCACCGGGGAATCCACCAGTGATATCACCAGCGAGAGGTGAAACATCGTCGGCCAAGTTGGTGCCGTCGTCGCCGTCACCATCAGCACCGGAGGTAAATGCTCCGAAGCCCGCAGTGGTAACACCAGAGGTGAGACCAGCGTAGTTGGTGGATGCTTCGTCGAAGAGTGCTTCAGCACCGGACTTGTTGGTGTACTTACTCTTCATTGCGAAGATAAGACCAGTAGGTCCGTTCATTGGCTGAACGCCACACACATCATAAGCGATGAGGTTAGGCATTGCACGACGAACGAGTGAGATGAGGACGGGATCGAATGATGCGATACCGCCGGAGGCATCAGCGCCAGGGAAAACCATACCGGATGAGGTTGGTGCAACAGTCTCCTTGAGGAACCGCTCTTGGTTCTCAAGTAGCACAGCAGTCACGTTCTTACGGTATGAGTCACCGATCTTAGGAAGATCGGCATGCTCTAGCACTGGGGCCCACTTTTGCTGAATCTGTTCAGCGAGTAGGGTGTTGTTCATTTTAGAACTCCTAGTGTAATTGGAAACAAGTGTGAAAAGGAAAGATTATACTTGCTTAGACGCGGTTGCGACTTTGCCAAGCACAGCAGCATAACGCTGCATAGACTCACTCAGAACAGGAGCATCCTCTTCGGTTGCTTCCACGAGAGTGCCGTCGTGTACAATTTCTTCGGCTTCGAGGACAACAGTGTCATCCTCAGAAACATCGAAGTACGATTCTTTGAGTAGTGACAACTTCTCAGAGTACTGATCAACATCATCATATGCGATGCCTTCAGCGAGGGAAGCCAACTTCTCAATTTCGGTATCTGTGAGATCAGCAGCAGTCTTGAGGAAGATTTCAGAGCAGCGAGATTCAAGGAGATCCTTAGAGATTTCCATGTTCTTCTCAATTTGCTCGTTCATCTTGCTTTCAAGATCGTCTACCTTGGTGTAAAGACCTTCAAGAAGATCATACTTCTCAGCAGGAACGTCAATGTAGTGATCTTCGAAAAGACCCTTGAGACCAGTGATGAAGGACTCGGCGATATCGCCCTTGATACCACGCTCAACAGCGAGTTCGTTATCCTTCATCCACTCTTCAACAACGTAAGAGAGATAGTCATCCATCTTCTCAGATAGATCGTTGCGGTATGCTTCACAGATTTCTTCAACCTGAGCATTTGCTTGTGACTCAAGATCTTCAGTGATCTGTTCGACTTGTAGGTTGAGTGCGGATTCGAAAAGAGTTTCAGCCTTGGTCTTGAAGTCCTCGCTGAGTTCTTCTCCTGTGAAGAGAGTTTCGAGATGCTCCTTCTTCATCTTAGGAGTCTCGACCTTACCTGCGGGTCCAGAAGCCTTAGGATCCTTCACCTTCTTGGCCTTCTTAGCACCGTCAAGAGTACCAAGTTCAACTCCCTTACCGGAAGCGTCCATGGCGCTCTTACCGGAGGCATCTTCGACCTCTTCGGCTTCGGCCATTTCGTACTTGACCTTTTCTTTCTTCATCATCTCTTTCATGTCTTCAAAAGACATGTCCTTCATCTCTTTCATGCGTTCGGAAATTTCTTCCTCGCCCATGTCTTTCATCTCAAGATGAGACTTATACGCAGCCATCATGGCCTTCATTTCTTGTGCTTGAGTCATTTCCTCGGCCGAAGACGTTGTGCGACCTTCAAGGATCTCTCTAGCAGTTTCAAGTGTTCTGTCTGACATTCGAATGCTCCTTCAAACAAGTCCTTTTATTTAGACATCCATCAACTTTGAGAGGAAATCCGCGAAAGCATATAATTTCGCCTCTTCCAGTTCGCTTCGACTGGCACTAGAAATAGTGCCTTTGTACGAGTCGATGATTTGCGGTTCTAGAACACCGTTGTTCCAGACCCATTCCTTACCTTCCATAACACCCTCAACAAATGCGTTGGGTGCAGACGGATCGGCAACAATATCAACGGCAGACAACATGAAGTCTTTCTGAACTTCGTTGGTGCCGTTGTTATCCTTGATAGAACCCATACCGCGAGAGGAAACACCAATCTTCACTCCCTCATCAAGCAAGTTCTTGACGATCTTGCCGTAAGGTGTGTCGATGATCTTTGCTTTCCCGACGATATCGGTTCCACTGGTCTTTAGTTCCTTGATAACGTGAGACACACGTTCAAGGTTTACACTGGGACCGTCTGGGTGACCAAGTTCGCCCATCGCTCTACCAGTATCAACATATTCTTTGTTATATCGATCAACCTCTTTGAATAGAACGTCTTTTGGATAGACTCTACCATTGCGGTTCTTCTTCTCGGCCTGCATGAAGACACCCTCAACGAAGTAGGACTTTTTCCCGTCCTTTTCCTCGACGATAACTTCGGCGTTGATTTCTTCATTGAGTTCTTTGATTAGTTTCATGACTTCTTCTTAGCCTTATCTCTAGCGACCTTTTCTTCGTCATCAGCGTCAGGATCTTCCTTGCCGGTTTCCTTCTCTACATCAGACTTGTAGTTCTTATCGACGTAATCAAAGAATTCCTTCTTCTTATCACCATCGAGTTCACTGGGGTTACTAACACCAAATTTCTTGAGTGCTTTACGGAAGAACTTTTCGTACTCCGTGTCTTCTTTTTCAGTCACAGACTCCACTTCAACTACTGCTTTGTTGTTATCAAATGCAGTTGCAGAGAGACTACGACTTCTTTCGTCGATTTTCTCAGCGACTCTCCCGAGCAAATCAGTGTTGATAAGTTCGCGGGCCTTGAGAAGATCACCGTCTGATAATGCTGTAATAATGTCTCTTGAGTTTGACATGTCTGTTCCTTCTAGGTATTCCCTACTTCAACTATTTAGTGCCTGCGTACTTTCAGGCCTCATAGTCTTTCGCTAAAGAGTCAATAATCATTTCGTCACTTCTTCTTCTGAATTCTACAGTGACTTCCTTCTTTTTCTTGTTTACTGTCAGATCAGATGAATCAACAATCTCGTCGCAAGCCTTTGCAAAAGCATCTGCGGTCTTGAAATCTTTGAATTCATAAGTCTTTTTTGCTTCATCAATTTGAACAGACTCTTTCTTACCCTTGTGTTGTGCCCACAAGTCTTTGTCTGCTGTAGTTCGAGTCTTACCACCAGTGATGAAACTGTTGACGCGAGCAAATGCCCATTGGTGTTGAGTTGCACCGGGTCGGTGACCTGATCTCCAGGCTTCCATACCTCGGTCATATACCTTTTTCAGAATACCGTAAGCGATACCACTTTTTTCTGATTTATTTTCGAGACCCTTGATCTTTTCGTCGAGTTCGACGTATTCATTGAAGACCTTCTTGATGCGTGGGCCTTCGTTAGTGCTGTGTAGTTTGCCACCATGCTTCTTCATCAACTTCACAAGACTCTTATGTGCCATTGTAGGACTTCCGGTCGATCCAGAATTGCTTGACAACTCTACCATATGATCACCGTAGTTTGATTTGTACTCGTCAGTAGCCGCGGCGAGTCTCTGTCGCACTGCTTCATCTGCAAACTTGCTTGCCTGTTCCGTTGTGCCAAACTGGAAAGTCATTGACTCATCGAGTTCAACGGACTCCTTGATTGCAATCAATCGTACTTTGTATACAGTACCGCCTCGTTTTTGTTCATCCGAATCGCCAAGTTTCTTTAGGTTGTAATAATTACCATCAACAGGGAGAACCTCTAGTTTCATAGAATTGCCAATTTTGGTTCTCTTTCTCTCATCATCGCTCGGAATCTCTTCAATGAAGAAAACACCATCACCAGATTCAGCGTGTTTCTTGAAGTCTCTCATAGTCTTATTGTAACTCTTTGCGAATCCGAAACTCTTGATTTTTTGTTGAAACTCTTTGGTGTTTTTGTCTGCACGCACGGTTTCATCCAGTTCAACGGACTCTTTCTTGACAGATGGTTTGTCTTCTTTTTCTGCTTCCTTCTCGGCCGCTGCGATTGCTGCTGCTCTAGCATCAGCATCTTTTTTATACAACCCACTG